GTTTTATCCTTATGGTCCCTCTTTGGAGGAGGAGCTTAAGAATGCTGCGCATATTGCTCGTGAATTTTCTGTGGAAGACGATTGTGAATATGATTCTTTGTGGACTTTGATTATTAATAGTCAAAAGTCCCCATCGGATCTCCCAAAAAAATTTTAGGGGTGCAAGGCTTAGATGCTATCCTTGCACCCTATCCTCCTAACTTTAGACGCATCATCAATCGACCTGGGCTTGATCTCGGAGATGAACTTCCCTATATTGGTTCAGTTTTCCGAGTTTTCAATCCCAAGGAACCGAATTATTATGATGATGATGTGGCGGGTTATATTGCTGCTAATGGCGAGGATCCCAACGATTTTAACAGATATGGCGTGGTGCCAAAGAGAATGGACCTATCTGTTAAAGCATTAAAGCGGTATGATCGTGATCCGCTTCCATTCTCGGACGAAGTGTGTCGTTTATACGACATTGCTGGTCAATGGTTGGATAAAGAATTTGGACCGTATGTGTGCGATTCAAGAATTATGTCTTATGATGAGGTGCTTGAATGGTTGGCTCCTAATAAATCACCTGGGTATCCTTGGACTTTGTGTTACCCTTATAAAAGTGATTATTGGATGGGTCCTGACTCTGATTATTTTGCGAAGTACTGGGATGTTTTAAGTACTCCTGATTATATAAGAAGTTTATGTTCTGTAACTATTAAGGAGGAAGTGCGTCCCATGGAAAAGATTAATAATGGTGAGGTTAGGACTATTGTTTCTATGGATGTCAATCATGTTGTTGCTCATGCGATGTTGTGCCTACATCAGAATAATTTGTTAATTGCTAGTAATTTACGGCATTCCAGTGCCCTTGGAATGAATATGCTCAATGGTGGTTTCCAACGTCTTCATGACAAGATGATGCGTTTTGGTAATGTGAAATCCACTATTGAGTTGGATGGTAAGAAGTTTGATGGACGATTTCGTTATTATTGTTTTAAGAAGATTCGTGACTTCCGGTTTCGTATGTTAAGACGAGAGGACAGGACCTTAGATAACTATGATAGGCTGTGTGCTCTGTATTATGAATTGTGCCATTCACCTTTGGTAAATGTGGATGGATCGGTATTCGGCAGAAAATCTGGTAATCCTAGTGGTCAGGCCTGTACGACTCCTGATAATACGTTTAAAAACTGGATGGATATGGTTGTGCTGTGGCATTTGATTATGCCTGCTTCTTATCATACCTATGATAAATTCAAAGAGTTTTTAGAATTTTGTATTTGTGGTGATGATATTAATCAATCAGTTCATCCTGATATACAATCTCTTTGGAATTGTCAAAGTATAAAAGACAATATGGGCAAGATTGATATGGAGTATCATTTTGCTTGTGATGATTTTCGTTACAACAACGAGTGTACATTTTTAGGTCATGGTTTTAGTCTTGTTGATATTCCCGGCTGTGGTTATCCGATGTACCTTCCCGTTATTGATTGTG